GCTAATTGGAAAGATTCCAATAGAAGGGATGCAATTAGAGATGCTGCAAAAGTAGAATACGCAGAAGCCAGAAACAAAATAAAACAGCAGTATGGGACATATAATGATGTCGATGCTGAGATGAAGTTACAGCCTTATCAATTAGACCAGTATAAAGCCGCAAAAAATGAACTGGAGAGAGGCCCAATAGGAAGGGCTATGTATCCTGAGTCAAAGGGCGGGTATTCTAATCTAGAGCTTTACTACAGAGATGGTGGCGAAACAAAGTCTCGTATGACGCAGCATAGGCGCAATCTGACTGTAGAAGAACGTAGACAAATACCCCCGTGGGTCAGCCTTTCTCAGATGAAAGGTTATGACAAAGAATACTTTAAAACTAAGCAGGGCGATTATCGTGGTGTTGATATAGACTACCCAGTCAGCGAAACGGATGTATGGACATCAGCACGGTATTCAGACCCAGAGTACGACTACCAGAATAGTCCTCTTAAAAACACTGGACCTAACTACTGGGAACTCCCAAAAGTAAGCCCCTCACCAAACAACTCTAGTATCAATAGCCAAATGAGTGACGCTTTTTCTAGCCTCTCAGACACAAAGGATTAAACTTATGGACCCTATTACTAAGCATCACTATGAAAACATTGCTAACGGTACTGCTGTTCAGAATGATGATGGCAGTCTGTCTACAGTAAAGACAATTATTGTAGAAATTGATGGCATGGAAGTTTTGATCCCTACTGTATGGAACGGAGAGATTGTAGACGATGCTACTGCCATAGAGAACGCTAAGAGTAGCGGAATTTCTTGGCCTAGTGACGAAGCCAGTGAAGAAGGTAGAGCTAGGCTACAGGCCTTAGACGATGAGGCTCACCTAGAGATGAACGACCAGACCACCCCAGAAGAAGCACAAGCGATGCTCTCTCCTTCAGAGGATGTATCAATGTCTGATACACCTGATGACATGGGCTTCATGCTTGGTGGATTAGCAACCTCTACCAAAGGCATTACTACGCAGGCAGGCTTGGATATGGCGAGTAAGAAATTTCAACTCGACGATGCACAGGCAGACAAAGATGGTGATGGCAAATTGTCGGCCCGTGAGAAAGAAGTTGGTAAGGCTGTACAGAGAAATGTCGATGAGGAAGTTACAGAAGACGATGCCGTAACTATGTTCCACGGCGGTATGATGATGGACGGTCTTATGGGCTACGATGACGTATCCGGTAACCCTATTCCGCTTGGATCATCAGCAGAGAATGTACGGGATGATATCGACGCTAAGATCAGCACAGATGAGTACGTCCTACCAGCTAATGTCGTAAAATGGCATGGCCTTAAGCACATCATGGAATTGCAATCAGAAGCTGAGATGGGCCTCATGTCTATGAACATGGATGGCCTTATTCAGCAAGTAGATGAAGAACCTACGTCTAAGTCTGAAAAAACTAAGGACAAAGAAACAGACGTAGAGGTCGCTGCCGTAGAGGTGGACGATCATTTAGAGGGTGGAAAGGATAAGAAGACTTATCCCAAGACATCAAAATTGCCTAGTGTCCGACAAAATAAAACAGTCGCATACATGGTTTAACGTGGATACCCAGCCTAGCTGGACCCAAATGAGGTACTACTAATGAGTAAATACAGAAGCGAACAAGTCGAAGACAATGGTCTTTCATATGCTGAAGAGATGGAGCAGTCTCAGGCAGGCCCAGCACTGGATGCTGAGGAAGAAAGCTACAAGAAGCGTTATCAAGACATCCAGCGACATATCCAGACTGTACGCAATGAGTCGGAAGAAAAAGTAAACGGAATGCAGAAGCAGCTTGATGCCGCTACTAAAAAGCAAATCAAGTTTCCTAAAACTGATGCTGAAGTAGAAGCATGGTCTGCCCGTTACCCAGACGTTGCAAAAATTGTTGATACAATCGCTCGTAAACGGGCCAATGAAGTGTTGGCTGAAGGCGAGAAACGTCTGGAGAAAGTGGAGAAGTTTGAGAAGAACCTTAATAAGAAAGGTGCTGAACAAGACCTAATGCAGATACATCCCGACTTTGCTCAAATTCGTAGTGACCCCGCCTTCCATGAATGGGTGGCTATGCAGCCCTCCGCTCTACAGGATAGCGTCTACAAGAACAATACGGACGCTAAGTGGGCCTCTCGTACCATTGACTTATACAAGTCTGATACTGGCAAGAAAAGCTCCTCACGCACCGCTGCACAGTCTGTGGGACGTACTTCTAAGTCTGCACCGTCATCTACTAACAGAGCCGCCTTCTCAGAGAGTGGTGTATCTAAGATGTCGGCACATGACTTTGCTCAGAATGAAGAAGCTATCAATGATGCTATTCGTTCTGGCAAGTTCTCTTACGACATGTCTGGCGCAGCAAGATAATATAAAAAAGTAGGATATAGCTATTGACGGTTTCAACACTTAGCTGTATCCTACGGATGCGCCCGATAGGGTGCAACTATAGTAATTAACTATTGCAGTAGGCAACTCATTGTGCTATAATGATCCTATTGATTAAGTAAGTGTAGGACACCTCTAAGCATTCTATTGTTTATAGAAGTACACCCCGCACAATCCCCCAGATAATAATAAAACAAGAGTCCACCGGACCTGTAAGACCCATACTCGTATGCCACTCTTATTTGGACTGACACTATCGTTTTAATTGTCTGATCTAGCTGTCTTCCAATCATATTACTGAGAATGCTTCTTAGAACCGTTCTAATATTGATTAGAAGATTTCCCTTAAGCCATTTCATTCAGGAGAAATCATAATGGCATTCCAATCCGCATCAGGGCATAACTCGCTGCCCAATGGAAATTTTTCCAGCGTAATTTATAGCAAAAAAGTCCAGCTTGGATTTAGAAAAGCTACTGTAGTAGGCGACATCTCAAACTCAGAATATTTTGGAGAGATTAGCTCACAAGGTGATACAGTTCGCATAATTAAGGAGCCAGAAATTTCGGTTCAGAGCTATGCCCGTGGCACTGTGATATCGCCTCAAGATTTAGACGATGAAGACTTCTCGTTAGTCGTTGATAAAGCTAACTATTTTGCTTTTAAGATCGACGATATTGAAGAAGCCCATTCACACGTTAATTTCATGCAACTTGCGGTTGATCGTGCATCATACCGTCTTGCAGACCAGTTCGACCAAGATGTCCTTGGTTACATGTCTGGTTATAAGCAATCTGCTATTCATGGCGTTGCTAATACTGCCAACACTACCGCACATGGTACTAAGGCCGTAGCTACTGCAGGTACTAATGAATTGCTTGCTTCCATGCAGTTGAAGAAGGGTGACTTTTCTTCGATTACTACAAGTTCCGCAGGCGACCATTCTATCCCCGTAGCTGCACGTCTTCCCGGTGCTACTGCACTATCAACTTCTGTAGTTTCACCTGCAATGGTTGTAGCTCGTATGAAGCGTCTGATGGATCAACAGCAGGTTGATACAGCTAATCGTTGGCTGATCTGCGATCCGGTGTTTTTAGAAATCCTCGCAGACGAAGATTCACGCTTTATGAATGCAGACTACGGCGAGTCCGGTGGACTTCGCAATGGACTGACTATCAAGAATTTCCACGGCTTCCGTGTTTATTCTTCGTCCAATTTGCCTGCGATAGGTACTGGTGCTGGAACCGCAGGTAGCGGAAATCAAAATTCCAACATGGGCATTCTGGTTGCTGGTCATAATTCTGCACTCGCTACTGCGGAAACAATCTCAAAGACAGAGACCTATCGTGACCCAGATTCCTTTGCCGATATCGTTCGCGGCATGCAGGTATATGGCGCAAAAATTCTGCGTCCTGAAGGTATCGTAACTGCCAAATATAACGCTGCGTAAGGGAGATATAAAACATGGCACTTGGTGACAACACACTCGCGGCTGCACGGGGATCATCCTCTCGCGGTCGTTCGCCCTACATGGTTCAAACCGTAGTAGATTTTGCAACTGCATTAACAGACAAAGGCTCTGCCCTTGCTGCTGGTGATGTAATTCCAGTAATTGCTGTACCTGCTGGTACGATGATTATGAACGCTGGTATTGAAGTTGATACTGCTTCCTCTGGTGGCACAACAACTTTCGATCTTGGCACAGCAGTTGACCCAGACTGTTTCGTAGACGGTATGGACGGAGCTTCTGGTGTTGCTGTTGGGACTATTTCCCAAAACGCAGCAGCCTATCAGCCTCTGATTACAGTAGCTGCTGACAACATTGATCTAAAACTTGCTACACAGTCAAGCACTGCTCTGACATTTGGTAAGGTACGGGTCTATGCAGTTCTTATGGACATTTCAAATATCGGATTTGATGCTCCAGACGAAGTAGATCGTGACTATCTAGCTTAATAAGTACGGGGCTGGCTTAACCGCTGGCCCCTCACTACTCCTTAAAGGATTGTCATGCCTAGTACTTACATATCTCTATGCAATCAGGCTCTACGCCGCTTAAATGAGGTAGAGATAGCAGATGCTGACTTTGCTTCAGTACGGGGTGTGCAAGCCTTAGTTAAAGATTCCATTAAATCTGCAGTTGCTCAGATAAACCAAGCAGAGTTTGGATGGCCTTTTAACGCCGCAAGTCATACGCAAGTCTTAGTTGCAGGTCAGTCAGAATATAGCTGGCCTAACTTCTTTAAGATTGCAGACTACAACAGTTTTCAAGTAATACCTAACGCCGTTAACACAAGCTATCGCTCTCTAGGATTTATAGATCGTGATGAATGGTACAAAGATCACCGTGACTTAGACTTTGCTGCAGGCTCTACTGGCAGAGGCCTACCTACTCATGTGTTCACCTCTCACGGCAACGGCTTTGGTGTGACCCCTTCCCCCGACAAAGCATACAGCATGACATTTAAGTATTTCTTAAACTACGCTGACATAAATGCTTTTGATGACGTTACCAGAATACCAGAGTCTTATGACAGTATTCTTGTAGATGGCGCATTGTATCACATGTACATGTTCAAAGATAACCTTGAGGCAGCACAGGCTTCGTATATGGTCTTTGAACAGGGCATCAAAAATCTACAGAGCTTATACATCAATGACTATGAGTATGTACGAGACACTAGGATTAGACGATAATGCCCGACCAAATAGCCTCATTTAAAGTGATTGCTTCCGGTGGCCTAAACTCTAATGAAAATCACCTTGATTTATCAGAGAACTTTCCCGGTGCTGCCACTAGATTAGTTAACTATGAGCCATCGTTATTCGGTGGCTATCGTCGTATTGAGGGCTTCGCAAAGTACAACAGTACCTACGGTGAAGTAACCGTCCACGGCTCTACAACAGGCACAGGTAAAGTACTTGGAATAGCCATCTACAAAGATGACACTGATGGTAGTACTCAGATCATAGCTGCAAGACGGGATGCTGGAGGTGCAAACTACAGCTTCTATTATTATACTGCCGGTGTGGGCTGGAGAAAGTTTACTTTAGAACATTCTGTAACTAGGCCTATAACTGCCAATGGATTAACCGTTAACAAATTACGGCATGTACAGTTTAATTTTGGTAGCGGAAATACCATCTGTTTTTGTGACGGTGTTAACCCAGCAATACTATATAATGGCACTAATTGGAAAGAGATTAAATCTTCACACTCCGGTGGGTATAATGTTAACAACAATGTTGCTGGCGGTAACCAAGCACTTAATAGACCTGCTGTAGTAGATGTTTTTGAGAACCATTTATTCATGTCGGGGCATGAGGCTACTGGGGCCATTGTAGCCCATAGTGCGCCTAACGATGCCTATCTATGGACCTCTGCAGGTAGTGGTGGACAGTTAGGTGCAGGGTACGAAGTCAGGCAGATAAAACCCTTTAGAGATAACCTTTATGTCTTTGGTTCTAATGCCATAAAAAAGATTACAGTTAATGCCTCTGGAGTCTTTGTTTTAGACAATGTTACCGCTAATGTTGGTTGTGTTGCTAGGGATAGTGTGCTAGAAATTGGGGGCGACTTAATGTTCCTAGCCCCTGACGGTTTTCGTCCGGTTGCTTCGACTTCCAGAATCGGTGATGTCGAGCTAGAGACACTTAGTAAGTCCATACAAGCCACCCTAGTAGACGTTATAAAGAACAATGATATGGACACCCTGAACGGTGTTGTCATCCGGTCTAAGTCACAGGTAAGGTACTTCTTTGGTGCTGCTAATATTGCAGTGTCTGATAGTACTGGGATCGTAGGTGGCCTGACAGAAGTAGGTGGCTCCATTGATTGGAGCTTTGGAGAACTACTAGGAATAAGAGCCTCATGCTGCACCTCAGACTACATAGGAACCACAGAGGTAGTGTTGCATGGAGACCATGACGGGTCCGTTTATCAGCAAGAAGTTGGGACATCTTTTAACGGCTCAGACATAGTTGCTATTTATGCCACCCCCTATTTGGACTTTGGCGAAACAGAACAGCGCAAGGCATTACGCAAAGTTAACACATTCATTCGTGCAGAGGGTCCATTAGAAATGTTCCTTTCAGTCACTTATGATTGGGGTGATGGTAATGTTATTGCACCTAATACTTACACTCAAGCATCCTCTGGCGCACCAACTAATTACGCAGGTAGGAACATAAGTTATAACGCCGCTAACGTACTATACGGTGGCTCATCCAAACCAGTTATGACCTCAGACGTACAAGGCTCAGGGTTTGCTATCCAAGCCAGCTACGTCACGGTGGGTCAAACAGAACCCTACTCAATTCAAGGTATGGTTTTTGAGTATTCAGTCGCAGGGAGAAGATAATGGCAGGCTACACACGGCAAAGTAATGCGACGATAGTCAATGGTGCTGCTATCACAGCCCCGCCCTTAAATGCAGAATTTAATCAGATTACTGCAGCGTTTGCTGCAGCTTCAGGGCATGGACACACAGGCGGCACAGGCGATGCTCCTAAGATACCTTTAGCTACATCTGTTTCAGGTTTCTTGCCTGCAGCAAATGGTGGTAGTGGTGGCAAAAGTTTATTTACTGCTACTTCAGTTCCTACTGTTAATGATGACTCTGGCGATGGGTATGCTGTTGGCTCCATGTGGGAGAACACTAGCACGGGACGTATATACATCTGCGTAGGAAACAACTCTGGAGCCGCAGTATGGCGTGAACTGGTACAAGTAACCTCTTTCAATTCCATTATCCCAGTTAGCACTGACAGTGTGGATATTGGCAGCAATACAGTACGATTTAAGAATTTATATTTATCTGCTGGTGCGGCTGTAGCAGGCAACGCAGTAATAGGTGGAAGTCTAGGCGTTACAGGGACCACCTCACTAGGAACACTTGGGGTTTCTGGTACTGCAACTTTAGCCACAGTAGACATTAATGCTGGTAACATTGACGGTACAGCCATTGGTGCGGCTTCAGCTTCTACGGGATTATTTACTACTATAGGGGCATCAGGAACTTCTACCCTAGCCACAGTAGACATTAATGCTGGTAACATCGACGGTACAGCCATTGGTGCGGCCTCAGCTTCTACAGGACTATTCTCAACCGTAGGTACATCAGGTCTGGCTACTCTAGCCTCAGTAGACATTGGTGGCGGCGATATTGATGGTACTGACATTGGGTCTTCAGTCGTAGGCTCTGGTGCTTTTAATACCATTAACGCTACAGGAACTATCACAGGCAACCTTCAGGGCAATGTCACGGGTAACCTGACAGGTAATGTAGGCGGTAACGTCACTGGTAATATTACTTCTAGTGGTACGTCTGCCTTTGGCGCAATTGATGTTAATGGTGGTGCTATTGATGGCACTCCTATTGGTGCTAATGCTCATAGTACTATTAAGGGTACTGTTGTCACAGCTACTACTCGCTTTGCGGGTGCGCTTACTGGTAACGTAACTGGTAATATAGAAGGTAATGTAACGGGCAATGTAACTGCGAGTAGCGGTACTTCAGCTTTTACCAACGTCACGGTAAACGGTGCTTTAGACGTAACTAGCAGTCAGATTGAAAACGTAGTCGATCCGACTTCCAATCAACAGGCCGCTACTAAGAAATATGTGGACGATAAAGTAAGCAACTTAGTAGCCTCTGCTCCCGGTGCTTTAGATACTTTAAATGAGTTAGCTGCAGCCATTGGGGATGACGCAAATTTCTCGACAACCATTACAAACTCAGTAGCCGCTAAACTGCCACTTGCTGGTGGTACGCTGTCTGGGAACATCAACGCTGGTACTAATAAGATAACCAACTTAGGTTCGCCTAGTGCGGATACAGATGCCGCCACTAAAGGGTATATCACAGGTCTTTTTGGTAGTGTTAGTGGGGCATCTAACTCCGCTACAGCAGCGGGTAACTCTGCTACGGCTGCAGCAAACTCTGCTACAGCAGCGGCTGCTAGTTTTGACAGCTTTGATGACAGATATTTAGGCCCAAAAACTAATACCCTTCCTTCAGTAGACAATGACGGTAATTCTCTGGTTACAGGTGCTTTGGTATTTGACGCCACTAATAATGTTATGAAGGTTTGGAACGGTTCAGAATTTATTGCGGCATCCTCTTCTATTGAAGGCATCAAAACTAATTTCAACTATACAGCAACCGCTAACCAGACAGTGTTTTCTGGGAATGACGCAGCCTCTAATTCCTTAGTTATAGATCAGGCAGGTCTGGTTAACGTGTACATGAACGGTGTTCGCCTTAAAGGTGGTGGCACAGACTATACTGTGAGTGCAGCCAATAATAGAATAACTCTAGCCGCTAATGCTACAGCAAACGATATTGTAGAGATTGAAGTCTTTGGTAACTTTGCTGGTCAGTCAGGTTCTGCAGTAGCTATCACTGGTGGCTCTGTTACTGGGCTAACTGCCCTGACAATGGCTTCAGGGGCTTTAAAACTACCAGACGGTACGGCATCAGCCCCAGCAGTCACTAACACAGGCGATCTGAATACAGGCATGTTCTTTGGGGCCGACGAAACAGTCAGCTTCACTACGGGTGGTACAAAGCGATTAGATATTACTTCTTCTGGTTTAGCAGCTACAGGAAACATTACAGTTACAGGGACTGTAGACGGAAGAGATGTAGCAGCCGATGGGGTGTTAGCTACAAACGCTTTACCCAAGGCTGGTGGTACAATGACGGGTGCATTAAATGTTGATGCTATTAACAACGCATCTGGCAATTTAAACATTCTTAGCACCCAAAGCATTTTAATGAAGTTTGACAGTAACAACGACCAGACAAATAGAGAATTTAACATACAATCTAATACTGGTACTCAACTGTTTAAAGTTACAGAAGATGGCACTTCTAGTTTTTCTAACAGCGTCAAAATAGGCCCAGATGCTCTAGACATTCAGTTTCTACCCGCCTCTACAAACAGCAATGTTAACAAAGTTTATCTTCGAGGAAATGCTTCAAATGACAAATCGACAGTTACCCTAAACCACTTCGGAGTTCGTGCTTTTGACATTAGTGCAGGAGTTATAGGCTCTGGTCTGTTTCACATAGGTAATGGTGCTACTGATCCAGCTTTTGTTATAGACGGTAACTCTAATGTCGGGATCGGCACAGCGGCCCCTAATAGCGCAATTCATGTCGTAGGTACTAAAGCAACGAGCGGCTATCCTAGTGGAATACTTAATATTCAAGACGCTAATGCTATATCTACAGCGGGGAATGGCGGCGGTTTGAATTTTGTTGGCAAGTATACTTCCAACAATGACTCCACAACCTCTGGTAGTATCGAAACTCTAAAAGACAACACTAGCAGTGGTCAATATGGGTTCAATATGAACATCTCCACCCGCACCAACGGGGGGGCTAATAGACCTGCGATAAAGATAACCTCAGAAGGCAAGGTAACCAAGCCATTAAATCCATATTTTTATGCTTACAGTACTGGTTTCAGTAAAAATGCTAACGCATGGCAAGCAATCAGCCCCTTCATAAGCACTGTAAGTGTTAATGTTGGAAGTCACTATGCCAATAGTGGGACTGGCGCAGGTCGGTTTACAGCACCTATTACGGGCCGTTATTTATTTATGGTAGGAGGTTGGGCCAATATAAATGGGGGAACAGCAAATAACCGATATATGTATAGCGTATATGTCAATAATGGTAACGTAGGCAATGGTGGTGGAGGTAACTACTCCAATATTGACACGCCTATGGAAAACGCTTCGTTTATTTTACAATTAACTGCGGGTCAATTTGCTACGCTTTATGCATTTTCTGCAGTTTCCGGTACTTGGGGAGGTTCTACGCATCACTTCCACTGGTCTGGGTATTTATTAGGATAGGATGAAAAATGACACACACATACTCTGTAACTTTAACGAATACCGAAAAATTAGCACTGGATAAACACTTTATATCTCCGCAAGATTTAGTGGATAACATTGTAGTCAATCAAGTTCGTATTTCTACTGACGAGATCGTCCAGATGTACACTACCCGTGCATTGGACGAAGGCGTGGCTATACCAGCGTCAAGAGAGCTAATCGTTACTGATGCCTTCCTTCGCGGCTGGGCTAAGACAGCGGCTGAAGTAACGGCTGAAGCTGACGCTGAAGCTACACTAGAAAACCCTTAACCTAAACTGGAGACTACTATGGGAAAAAAAGAAAAAGCCCCCGTAATTATCATTAATGAAATAGAGCATATTATTCAAGATATGACAGACGAACAGAAGATTATTATTAACCACATAAATGACTTAGATCGAAAACTAAGTAGCGCACAGTTTAACATAGACCAACTTCGTGTAGGTCGCAGTGCGTTTGTGAGCATGATCTCTCAGAGTGTTGAAATCAAAGAAGCTGCGTAATTAAAAATGAGGACTAGCTATGAGTAAAGCACGAATACTTGCAGACACTATCGCGGATGGTGCTGAATTAGCAGATGGAGCGATAGCCGTTGCTGAAGTAACTGGTGCTGCACCTCTGGCTAGTCCTGACTTCACCGGAACACTCTCTCTTGCGGGTGTAGACCTTACGCCAACTTTTACACAGTTAAATCATGTTGCTGGTGTTAGTTCAGCCATCCAAACACAGATCAATACTAAGTCTCCTATTGCTGGCCCCACCTTCACGGGTACAGCTACTGCAGACATCTTAAACGTGGATGAAGCCTCTTTTCTGGCTATTGCCAAAGACATTTCCGACACAGCGGTAGACGTATTCGTATACGACACCTCTAAGGATAGCGATGGCGGTGCATGGCGTAAGCGTACACAGCATACAAGCTGGTACAATGAGGCGGCATCTAGCACCCGTAGTTCTCGCAAGGAGTTCCCATCTGTTGCTGTTATTGTGGCTGAGTCTAACAATGTTACGATCTACGATGGTGACGATCCTGATCTGCCTATGTGGATGGTGTTTACTGGTAGTGGTGGCCCAAGAGCAGTACGACAGGGAGTTTCTAGTGTAAGTGCTTTTAACGGAGTATTTCTAAATGGACGTTCTGGGTCGGAACGTGCGTTAGGGTATGTTAGTTTTATACACGATGATTTTTACCAGTTTTCTACTGGGGGGTTAACCCGCTTTAATCAAACAGGCCTAGTAAATCGAAATACAGATGGGTCGGGCTACACTGTTACAGACAGTAGTATGGCTATCGTAAACAACACAGTCAACGATGTAGCCATGACCGTGCTAGACAACGCCCCGATTGATGCTGCTACTGGACTACCTGTGCCAACCATAGCGGTGGCTACTGCCGCAAATGTTAGCATTATACGGGATAATGGAACTGTTGTAGATATTACTTATGCTAACTATAATAATTCTCAGAATATATATTTTAACAGGAAAAACCATCTAGTTTATTCTCAGAACAATGTTGCTACGCAGAGGATGGTAAAGGTGTACTATGACATACCTTCCTCTGATCTTACTAACTCACAAGGCGGCTACCAACGTGGGGCAGAAACTGTAGCCTATGCAGACAGCGGTGTGTCGTTCGATGTTATCCTACACCCTACTACTGTCGGTATTAATGATCTTTCAGAGAACTCTATAGGTACAAGCGTTAAACTCATCCTAACAGATGAAACTACCCCACCTACAAGCACCATGCTTAACTTTATAGCTTCTGATTATCAAACAGGCTGGATGAACGGGGCCATAAAACTTGCCACCTTGAGCGACACCGATACAGCCAATGTTACTGGCGCAGAGTTGGTGACGAATGGTACGTTTGCTAGTAATACTACTGGGTGGGCTGGTACTGCCACTTTAAGCATTGATAGTAATAGACTTAAAGTTCTGGGGGGTTACGCTTCTCAAACGCTTACTACGGTTGTCGGAAGGTGCTATGTAATTACTTACACCATCACAAACGGTAACGATGCTGGTGGAGTGTATTTAGGGACTGGTACGGGTGGTGCTGATGCTTACTATTATTTCTCTACGGGAAAACAAGGCACAGGCACATATGCAAGAACCTTTATTGCGACTACAACATCCACTTATCTTCGATTGTATGCTTGGGATGGCGGCACTGATTTTGCTTTCTACGACAACGTATCATTACGCATAGCCGAAAAAGACCGAAGTGTGAACGGCAACGGTCTAGAAGTATACGGCACTGTGACCAAAACGGTTGTGGCTACTGGTGCGGATTTGGTGGCGTACAGTGGGTTCTCTAGCAGTAACTATCTGCAACAGCCGTATAACGCTGGTTTAGCCTACGGAGCAGGCGACTTTTGTTATACCGTCTGGGCTAAAAAGACGGGTAATTCTGCTGGATATATTTTTGACAGGTCTAATGGTGATGGAACGCAGCGAGTAACTGTTTATTTTGGTAACGGTACTAGTATTAATGGCTATACCAATAATGGAGTAATAAACAGTGTAGTTGTACCTAACGGCTCGTGGTTTCAAGTTGTGCTTCTTAGAACCAGCGGAACGATGAAGATTTATATCAATGGAATATTGAAAGGCTCTGTTGTTACTACTACTAATTTGTCTGGGGACACCAACGTGCCATTAAGGATAGGTACTCGGTTTAATAGTACCGACGTTCTTGCAGACGGGTCTCTAAGTCTATTCCGTTCTTCAGCCACAGCCCCATCCGAAGAGCAAATCACCAAAATCTACAACGATGAGAAGTTCCTATTTCAGACAGGCGCACAGGCAACTCTCCACGGCTCCTCAAATGCAGTCACAGCATTAGCATACGATGACACCACAGACTTGCTCCACGTTGGCACAAGCGCAGGGCGTAGCGTCTTCCAAGGTCTATGCAGAGTAGAAAACACAACAACTGCCGTAGGTGCAGCAATCAGTGCCAGCAACAGTTTAGTGGCAGAGGAGTAAACAATGACAGTTAAAGTAAGTAAACCAGCTATTAACATTCGGGAGGGGTTAGCTGACCTCCACAAACCAAGCGGGATAGCTGGCGAGGCTATGCTTCGTGCAGAGACACCGCAGGAACAGTTTAACCTGATTGGTGCTGGTAGGAGACGCTTGAACATAAACGGGGGTATGGAAGTTTGGCAACGTGGCACTTCTTTTACGGGTATTAGTAGCGGTAATACTTACACAACAGATCGTTACCCTTTTAAAGTTACAAGTTCGGGAACGTGGACTGTCAGTAGGGAATCAGATGCCCCCAGTGGTTTTAAATACAGCTTTAAAGCGTTGTGTACATCGGGAGATAGTAGCCCAAACCAGCTTCGGTTATACCACAGCATAGAGGGGCAAGATGTAAATCAACTTGCGTATGGAGCAAATGATGCAAAGCTCCCTCCCCCCT